AAAAAACCTACTCGGCATCCACGTAAAACGGTGTCACGTATGGAAGCTAAACTTGCTAAACATGAAGCTAATCTCAAGGAAACGGCTGAAGCTGGTCATCAGATGGCTCTCATTCGTGATAATAATTACGATATAGCTAGAATGACGATGACTAATAACAGCTTCTCTGTTCGTATGACTCATAAAGATACGATATCTGGATTTGCTTGTATTGTTCAGGGACTTGAAGTGATGGTTCCTAAGCATTATCTTTATGCGTTCGACGATGAGGTAGAGGAGGGGTATCCTAACCTTGAGATAGAGTTTACTCCAGCTTATGTAGTGCATGGAGAAACTCGTCCCATGCATGGTCTTCCTTTTACCTTCTTTTATCATGACATCGAAGCAAGTATCCGTTATCTTGAGGGTAAAGATTTGGCCATGTTTACATTACCTCCTGTGACTTATCCCAGGAAAGGTATAGCTCATCTGTTTCCGGAGGTCCAAGAGTTTGACTTAGATGACTTTTGGGGAGTCTTTACTAAGCCTGATACTCGAGTTGTTACAACTCTAGAAGAAGGTAAACCTGTAAAGAAAGAAGTACCCACTGGTGGATTTGGATTAGTCCCTGTCCACTGCCATAAGGTTACTAATTCTACCTGGGGTCAGGGAGCTGAGTTAACTGTTGATGATTTAGGATATATGTACGATTTGAATTCCATGAGAGGTTTTTGTGGAGTTCTGTTGTTCATTGCTCACCTCCTGTGGCCTGGTCGTATTGTGTGCATAGGAATGCACACAGCAGGTCAGAAGGGATCAACTGGTTTCTCAGTAGCTATTGATCAAGCGAGTATACGTGCTCTTCTTGGGTGTGAGTTCGAAGAGCCTATTGAGGAAAAACCGGTAGGGTCTCACCAGTTCTCTGGTAATGTCAATTTAAGTAGTAATTTTGCTGTCGACTCCGTTTACGATCATAAATTACCAGAGTCTGTGAATAGGATTGTCCCAGGTATAATGTATAACTGTACTGACTTTCCAATTAAGAAGGGCCGTTCGGTGATGAGAGCCAAATTGGTTAAAGGTGAGGTTATTGATCCTAAGGTTAACTCTATAGCGTCTTATAACAAAAATAAGTCAGCTGTTAATTGTGAGTTACTTGAAGATATAAGCTCACTTTACCATCAGTCTGTTATTATGTCCTCTTCTCCTCCTGAGCCGGGGCCTTTTGTTCCTTCTGTTATCGACACTATACAAGGAATACCACTTCAGTTTCCCTGTATAGAAGATGCGAAGTCTCCCGGGTTGCCTTGGGTTGAAGAAGGGATGAAGAGAGCTGACATTTGGGGAGCTAATGGAAATCGTGATTTCTATTCTCCAAATGCTCAGCGGCTTTTGAAGATGGTGGATGATATAGAAGATCGTTTATCCAGAGGGGATACGTCAGATTTTGTCGTCATAGACAAGCTTAAATCTGAGATGTTGAAGATGGAGAAAGTTGATGCAGGAAAGACTCGGTTATATAGAGTGTTTAATGTTGCTGTTCTTATCGTCTGTCGCCGTTATTACGTGTCTGCTGTAAACTGGTTCAAGCAGAACAAGATTAAGAATGGTTGTACCATTGGTGTTAATCCTATGAGTGAAGATTGGACCAACATGGCTCGACATGTAACTCGTAATGGTGACAATGTCCTAGCTGGTGATTTTAAGGAGTGGGATGGTAGATTGTTAGCAGCGTTTATTAATAGTGCGTTCTCAGAGCTGGATGCTTTCTACACAAACGCTACTCCTCGTGAGAGAGCCATTAGAAGAGCTATAGCTGCTGGATGCATATCGTGTCGGTGTGTGTCTTTACCTGGTTTTCTTGTGCCCAATGTAGTCTGGGTTGAGACTAAGCTCCAAGTACACTGTGGTGTTGACGGAGACGGAGATGCTCTCTTGAGAGATCTTACTGAACAAGAAGCCGATTTATATGGAAAAGCTATTGTTTATAGAATGTCTGCGGGAATGCCGTCAGGTATATTCCTTACAGGGATTGTTAATTCCATTGCAAATGTTAAGAAGTTGTACTATGCGTGTTTTGGTATTACTATAAGTGGTGCTCCTAATTATAGAAGAGCTATTCATTTCACCAAGTTAGTTGAGGTGTTTGATCAAATAACACCTGAGACACATGGTGACGACAATGTAGTCGGAATATCTACTCCCCTTAGAGATATAGTTACGCAACAAGCTCTTACTAAGGAGCTCGATCTAATAGGAGACATTTACACTGATGAGCTTAAAACTGGAGCTGAGATACCCCCGTATAGGAGTATAACCAAAGTTTTCTTTTTGAAGAGGACTTGGGTTTGGCATCCTAAGAAGATGAGATATCTCGCCCCTATTGAGATTATGTCTATAGTCCTATCGCTTTATTATAGAGAAAAAGCTGAGAAGATGACGGATGTTCAAAATCGTGTAGTTGATGCTCTTTGTGAGTTGTCTGTACGTTGGTTTCTTGAACCCAGTGATTGGGATCGTTACTTTCCACAGATCTGGACTGAGTGTGAGAAGCGCTTGTCCTGGTGCCCCAAGATCTCGTCGCAGAAGCAGTTCTTAGAACTTGCTCTGCAGCGGGATATGGAGTACCGTTAAGCCTTCGGGCTTTCCAAGTCCCTCTCGAATGAAAATTTAATGTACCTTAATGAGAGGGCACCTGTATATAAATAGTTTAGAATTTAGTGTATATATTTTAGTGTAAATAGTTTAGTTAAGAGCTCCGCTGGAGTTATGATAGACATCGCGCCTGACGATTTAGGATATGTAAAGTAAAGTAGAAAATGAGATTTTAGGTTAGGTTATATAGGATATAGGTATAGGTCAGGCAACAATAGGTAAATTGCAAACGTTGTCCCCTTCCAAACTTGCTATAATACAATATGTCAAATTTAGAAGAAAACAAAATGGTTAGAGAGAGTATGTGTATGAGTGAAGAAGCAGTTAGATGTGATGAGGAGAAAACTACTTGCTTTGCTGAAGATGGAGGTCTTGTTTCGAATAGGATCTCTAGAGGTGCTGAGATAACTGCGTACCCTGTTGGATATGACTCAGTCCCGGATTTTTTAGGGAGACCGTATCTGACGAGCAGGTTACAGTGGACGCAGTCTAATATCTTGGGTCAGGACATTGTTGGTCCTATTAGTATAGCAGCTGATGTTGTTGGTAATGCTTATTGGACTAACAAGTTACAAGGATTCAACTTGTTGAGAGCAACAGTTGTTTATAAGATACAGATCAATGCTAATCCCTTTCAACAGGGAAAGCTGTATTTTAATTATATGCCTTGTTATAATGATGTTAATGCTCTTGATGTTACTCAGGTTGCTATGCATCGTGCGACGTTGTGTGGCATTAGGCAGATGCCTGGAGTGGAGTTAGATTGTAGAGATGGAGTCGCTGAGATAGAGATCCCGTATATTACGCCGAGTTTGTACTATAATATAAAGGCGAATAGATACGATTGGGGTTCCTATTGGTTGACTGTTCTTTCAACTTTACAATCTGATGGTAGTGAGAGTACTGTAGATGTTACTATCTACACGTATCTTAAGGATGTTGAGTTATCTCAGCCTGTGGTTCCTCAGATGATGGGAGGAAGTTCCAAGGGCAGGAAGAGAAAGGTTCGTACGACAGTAGGTCGTGCAGTTGTTGAGAAGGAGAAAGACGCAGTAGCAGATATGAGTTCGCTTTCTGGAGCTCTTAGAGCTGCTGGTTCTATTGGTAGAGGTTTAGCTACCGTTCCTTTTCTTGCTCCTATAGCTGGCCCAGCTTCTTGGGTAGCTGATGGACTCGCTGGTGTGGCGAGTTTCTTCGGCTGGTCTAAACCAAGAGTTGATACTTCTGTTGGAGTAGTAGCTCGACAACAGTTCCGTTATGGAGCTGTAGCAGACGGTGTTGACGCGTCTGTAGCTCTTAGTCTTTCTAAGGATAATGTTCTTAGTGTAGATGATGATATGAATCCTATGGGTGTGGATGAGATGTCATTCGCGTACTTGAGAAGTGTGCAGGGGTTTGTTCCTAAAATTGTGTCGAATTTAGCGGCTAATTATACGTGGACAACGAGTCAAACATCAACAACATCGCTACTTACTAAGTATGCCATAGCGCCTGCTTCGTTTTGTGAAGTCATATCTATTTCAGATGGAGGACACACTGCGAGTTATGCGCAAGGGCCCCCGATTTTTTATCTCGGCAACCAGTTTGGTATGTGGAGAGGATCCATAGATTTAGTGATTAAGTTTGCGAAGACTGACAGTCACACTGGTCGTCTTCAAGTCACGTTTACGCCGAATAATTTCAACGCAAACACAACCCCCGATCTCTACACGGGTCTGCTCGCTATGCGAACAGTTGTAGATATACGAACGTCTAATGAGATTAGACTCAACCTGCCTTTCATGGTTGAGAATAGTTTTCTAAGTACTAGTGTCCCCTCCGGATATTTGGACATCGTTGTGCTCAATGAATTAAGAGCACCGAGTATTTGCTCCCAGTCTATTGACTTTCTTTTATTCTTCTCTGGAGGAGAGGATTTTGAGTTCGCCAATCCATCTGGTGCAGTAAGTTTGTCGCCGTTTTCCCCCCAGATGGGTGGTTGCGACGTCATAATCGATGAAGGCATTGGAGGAATGCCCATCGAATCAAGGAGCACTGTGTTTGCTGAACACAGTGTAGGTGAAGTGTTTACCTCTGTACGACAGCTGTTATCACGTTATTCCTTCGTAGGGACTAACGCGTCTATAGGGTCTGTGGCAACACTAGCTTACTTTCCCTGGAATTCAGGAGTGGTGAGATTTAATACGTCAACTGGAGCGGTTGCGACTCCCACTTTTGGTGGTGATATTTATACTTATATTGCCAACATGTACACGTTTTACCGGGGAGGTATGCGTGTGATATTTCAAGATGCTACTCAAGTTACAACTAATGTAGTGGCTAATCTTGAAAAGACATCTGCTCGACCTGTATTTTCAGGCGGTGAGAATTCCTGGGCTGCGGCCGGAGCTTTCACAGCCAATGGCCAGTTGACTTTATGTAATAAGGGTATTCACAATGGTGATGCCAATATCGGAGTGTATCAGGCAGAAGTGCCTTACATGTCCTATATGAAGGCTTCCTTTGTGCAGAACACTATGCTGAACGACTTAATTAATATTGGTGATGATACACCTCTCAATGTCGTCAGATTTTCGTGTCCTGGAGCATGTGTTCCGTCCTTGTTAAGGTCAATTAGAGATGACTTTCAATTCATGTATTTCTTGAGTTGCCCCCCCATTGTTGTTAGTTACGCTTAGTTAAATTTTGAGAAGTGTTTCATAATAGCAATTACCACTACAGCAGTGGCGTCAGAGATCGC